TCCTCGAAATGATCGGCGACGTCGTCAGCCGTCCAGGTGCGATCAGCCATGGCGTACCTCCCCACCTTCGACGCGCTTGCCATAAAGCTTCGTGCCGAGTTGTTCGACCAAGGCGCGCTCTGGCCATGTCAGCCGTTGGTCATTCACGCTCACCGCCAGCAAACCCTGTTCGTGCCAGCCATCACGTTTGACCTCGTCAGGCGACCGACGCTGGCCACCATAGCCTTTGGGGTAAATCCTCATGCCACGCCTCCACGGGTCTCGAGAGCCCAATGCAGGATGGCAATCGCATCAGCCTCGTTGTCGTCCGCCGGGCTGTAACCACGCGCACGTGCAGCAGCGATCATAGCCTCTTTTGATGCGTTACCCTTGCCGGTGGCATGGCGTTTGATGGAGCCGACCGGGACGCCCTCGTAGGGCACGCCGCGCAATTCAGCCCATGACGTCAAAGTCGCCATGAGTCCGCCGTAGATGTGGCTTGCATCGGTGCCAGCGTGACGGCGCACTTCCTCGAACCAAATCGCATTAATCGGACCGGACAGGCGGTCGAGTTCTGTCAGCCAGTTCGTGAAGCGCAGATAGCGCATGCCGCCGCCATCGAAGCGACCGGGGCGGAAGCTGGCTGTTCCGGTGGTGATCAGACCGTCATAGCCGCGCAGGGCCCAGCCGGTCGTGGTGCCAAGATCAAGCGCAAGGATCGTGCGTGCCGGTTCAGACAGCGACGGCGTTTTCAGGGTTGCGTCAGGATTGACGCTAGGGAGAGTCGGGTTAGCCATGTGCGGCCTCCTCTTCTGGTTGGCTGCTCGGGTGGAAGACGACGGCGGTTGATGCTTGGCGGTACCGGCCGCCGTCGTCGGATCAGAATGCAGTCTGCACGACGTGGTGGACCCCGCGATTGGGCCTGACGTACGGGAGGAGAGGCCAACCCCAGGGGGTGGCCTCCCCATACGTAGTATGGGGGTTCAGCACCTAACTGTTCTCCACAGGCCAACATACTGAAATCATTTAACAAAATGACTTCCTGAAGTCTTCGGCCATGACATAGGCGCCGAAGACATATCATATGGTAACCCATTGATTTCATTGGATGCACAGTTCGTGAACACATATGAGTTAGGCCTCACTCATATGACTTAGGTCGTCATCCAGCCCCTCCGGGTAGACCCAGACAGCAGGATTTTCGACCTCGAGGCTAAGCCCGGATTGGGGGCATTTGAAATGGCTGGGCAGGACTGGGCGGGTCTCAGTGGTGACCTCCCCAGTGACCTCGTCGACATGCTCGATCGGTGCGCCGAACTGCATTCCTTCAACGCATAGATAGCCGAACCGCGACCGGGTGATGGGAAAACCGAATGCCGATGGGTCACGCAGAAATTTCACGAACCCCTTGGTGGCGAGGACGCTGAGGCGCTCGCGGATCGTGTGCTTGCTGCCAAGACCGCCTCGGTTTTCAAAGCTCTCGCAGAACTGCATCCCGGTGTAGAGACGCTCGCCCACCGCCTCGTCCAGCAGCATTCCAAGAATGACATCATGCTTTCGGAGCCTCTCGGCATCGAGCTTTGCGCCGACTTCCTTACGCACTAGGCGCTCGTTCATCGGATTGATTTCGACCCAAGCGTCGTTTTCCTTGTCAACCAGCTTAGCGGCCAGCGCCGGACCGTTGCGCAGTTCGATCTCAAGACGGCGCTGTGAACTTTCCTCATCTGGGCGGTGGAGGATCAGCCCCGAGGTGTAGAACCCGCGCAACGCGCTGGCGCCGGAGAGCGCGAGGAACGGATCGTCCTTCACCTGCTGCTTGCTCAGCTTCTTGGTGTGGTGAACGAGGATCACCCCGCAATCGGGATTGATATGGTCGCGCAGAACCTCAACCCGATCCTTCAGGAAGAACATCATCGCACCATTGTCGTTTTCACCGCCGCCCTCTGGGCCGCCGTCAAAAAGGTTCCGGATCGGGTCGATGCAGATGATGTCGATGGGTTCAGCCGGAAAGGCGCGCCGGATGGCCTCGGCCACACGCACACTGCCTTCGGTGTCGAGCAGCATCTTTAGCTTCGGCGTGGCCACTAGATTGTCGCGCGCGGCCGTCAGGAGACGCGGCGGCAGGCTGATCTGCTGCATGCGCTCGCGCAGGTAGTGATATTGGATCTCGGCCTGCAGATAGAAAATGCGCAGCGGGCGCGGCGGAGTGAAGCCAAGGAAGGGCTGCCCGGCGGCCATGTGCACGAGCCAGGAGATCAGAAGATCGCTCTTGCCCACCTTTGGCGCGCCGCCCAGAACCAAGAGCCCGCCCGGCGTCAGCACGCGCGGTGCGATGATATCGGCCGGCATTGGCGTCGTGTCATCGAGGAGCGCGCCGAGCGTGAAGGTGGGCATCTCGTCTGGCACAGGGGCGGCGCTGTCGAGCCGGATGAGCGGTGGCCCATGCTTTTCGACATGGATGGCCCAGAGGCGTTCCGACTCTCGCTTCAGCCGTTCCACCGGCCATTGCGGGCGCAGCATTGCCGCGTTGTAGCCACAGATTGCCTCCCAACCCTCATCCTTCGAGAGGCGGCCGTCGTGCACCATGCGGATAAAATACCCGATGGCGGCCGAGGCGCCCTCGAACCGTGACCAGTCATCCTGACCACCTTCGCGTACGGGCGTGACCAGAACGTCATCGGCGCGCGGCTTGTCCGTCGTGGTGAAATCCGGTGCGAGATTCACGCCCGGTGCAGGCGGCATGTCAGCCACCGCTTCGATGAACTCGCCGAGATCGCGTTCGCGCTCGGGGGTCAATTCGACGATCTGGACCTGGGTCTTGAGGTTGTTCTTGTAATAGACCGAGCCCGCGACCCGGATCGGCTGGTGGGCCGAGCGGAAGTGCATGTCGCCGCCGACCTTGGCCGCGATATCACCGCGCAGGCGCGTCACCCGCGCAAGGTCGCTGGCCTCGGCAGGTTCGGTGAGTTTCCACCAGACATGGGCCTTGCGCTGTCCCTCAGCCGTGATGCCACCGCTTTCCACAACCATGGTGGGCGGGCCGAGATGGCGTTCAAGATGAGCGCGCTTGGCGGCTATGTCGCCATTGTCGATGTCGACCACCACGGCCTGCATCTGCAGCACCTCAGCGGCCTTGGCTTGCCCTGCGGCAGCGACCGTGCCGGGGATCACATAGACGGCCGCACCCTCGCGCGACGCCCAATTGGCAAAGGTCGCCATCTTTTCGGTGGTGTTGTCGCCGGCCTCGATCCAGATGTTGTGCGGGCGCCCATCGATCCCTTGGCCTTTGTCGATGAAGCTCCGGACCGGGATCAGCCCGTCGCAATAGCCAAAGACCACCTCCATGAACTGGGCGATCTGTTCAGGGTCAGGCTCATCGCCGAAGACATCGGCCATGGGCGCAGCATCGTTGAAATCACGCCACGGGTTGAAATGGATCAGGTTTTCCTTCGGTGGCTCCGTCGTTTCTGGACGGTCATCATGATCGTGAGCCATTTTGGCATCCTTCCCTGTGTCGTCGTTTTCGGGCGGGTCCTTCGGGGCATCGCTCATGTCGGCAGGCTCCAGCAGCGTTCGGCCCAGGAGCAGAACCGGCATTCGAAGAAGTCCTGATTGGCCGCGACCCGTGGCAGCAACTCGCCCACATCGGTCGCTTGCAGGATGCGCACACCGCGATCGGACATCCGCTGCGCGAGGTCGGCGTCGAAGGGCACCAATTCATGGTGCAGCTCGGCCGTGTCCTTGTTGATCGCGGTAAAAAGAGCCGGACTGGTCGAGATGCCAGGAATCGTGGCCTCCATGTACGCCTGATAGACGGCAATCTGGGCGGCATAGACGGGCTTCGACTTCGTCACGCCATCCTTGACGCAGGCGCGCCAGTTCTTCGCGTTCATGGTCTTGCATTCCCAAAGAGCGGGAACGGTGAGACCAAAGCCCTCTGGCCCTGCAGCGATAATGCCATCGACATGGCCGCGGATGCGCCCCCCCGCGACAGAGAAGCCGAACTGGCCACCATCGGGCCGGTTGCCTTTGCTGGTGTAGAGATCAAAGCCCGCCTGCCGGAGCCAGGCTACAGCCAGATCCTCAAGCAAATGACCGATCGCGAAGATGCGCAGCGACTGCCCGGAGAAATCCTTGCCTTCATCCTTCAGTGTGTCCGTGAACTCGAATTGCAGCGCGCGCTCGCAGGCGTGGCCAAGGCGGGAGCCACCAAGATAGTCGCGCGGCGCGCGCGTAGAGTTCTCAGCGGTGAGCGCGGCGTCGATCACCTCGTTGACACGCTCGGCAAAGCTGGGGCGATGGTTGTAATCGAGGGTCAAAACGGCACCTCCTGGGATTTCGCGAGGCGCGACATTGCGGAGCCGTAGCCTTCCAGTACTTCAGCGATCAAAAAGGTTACGTCGGCTTGGCTCAGGTCACACAGCCGCGTCTGCCAGCCGATCTCATCCATGGCCGTGCCGAGACGTTTCATCACTTGCGCGATGGCCACCTTTTCTTCTTCGGTCATTCCTTGCATTTTCAGTCCTTTTCGAGCGCGCGTGGCGAAGAACCCCTGGCAAAGCATGGAGCAGAACCAGCGGTGGTCTCGCGGGCGCGGTTTGTTGGGGTCGAAGAAGCCGAAGCCTCGCGCGGGGCGCAGACAGACGGCACAGGGCATGAAACGCGGATGCCAAAGCCGGAAATCCGGGCGATCAGCAGCCAGCGTGGGCGCGGACGGGGTGCATGGGACATGGATCACGCTGCCCTCCGACCAACGCTGGCAGCTGCTTCAACCAAACGGCCGATATCGCGCTTGTTGAAGCCAAAGGTCATCAAAGCCGAGGCTTTGTAGCGCGTAAGGCCAAAATCGCTCCGTGCCTCCGGCGAGAGGTACTTGAGCTGCTTTTCGGTGGCGGGCTGGTTCAGCCAGCCACGCGTTTTGAACGCGCTTTCGTCGGTCTCATGCTCGTTCAGCCAGTCATCGGCTTGAGCGAGGCACACGGAGCGTTCGCCGATGCCCAAAAGACGTGTCGCCGCGTTCTTCCGGCCACCGACCGCGTACCACTGACCCTCGAACCAGAAGATACCGCCCCATGCGTTGAAGCCCGTGGCCATAAGCGCCTCCTCGGTGTCGAAAAGGTCGACCCATTCGAAACTTGAGCGTTTCAGAAGGTCGATCTCGGTCATAAGGAACCCCGAGAGGGGCGTTGCTGAGATCCCGGACCCACCTTCCTCCTCGTCGAAGGCAACGCCGCAGATGGGGCATTCGCTGCTGGCCAGAGGAATATCTGCTCCACAGGACGGAC